GTTAGCAATGTTGGCTTCTTCGTTTTGGCGCACAGTGTCTTCACCAATAGACCTGTCAAAGTCAGCCTTTTGGATCTCACGAACAGTAGCTAGATCAGTCTTCTGGTTTAGCTTGCCAGCGGTTTTGATGTCTGCTTTAGCTTGGGCTTGCTTTAGCTCAAGTGTGGTTAGTTTTTGATCAGCAAACTTTTTTAGCTGCTTTTGCTTTGAATAGAGGTCAGCATCAAACCCCTGCTCTAACTTAAATCGCTCTTGAGCAATAAAGTCTAGTGTGGCTCTAGCGCCATCGACTTCAAGATCAAACCCTTCTAAATACTCAGCCTCAATCGTTTTACCCAAAGAGTCATAGTCAACTTGCCGGCCAGCTTCAATGTCGGCCATCGCGGTGTTTAAAGCTTTGAGATGGATCTCTAGCTCACCCACTGTCTTAGCGCCTGTCTCATCGGCAAATGTCTGCAACTCAAGAAGGGCTTGTATGTCCTTTCTTAACTTTCTAGTTTCATGCGTATCAGGTAGTTCTTGCTTGCTAAGTATCTTATCAAAGCCCTTACTAATGCCATGCCCTAAACCATTTAATAGGCCGTTACCAACGCCAGCAGCCGCCATGTTAAATAAGGCATCTTGCAAGTCATAGGGCGACTCAATCTCTTTTTTGTAGTCGTAAACAAATGGCTGAAGTGCCGCCTCTGTCGCTACTCCAATACCAAAACTTCGCGCTGCAACAATACCTAAGCCTTTAATAAAACTAGCGCCTGCTACTCGTCCAGCGCCTAGAGGCAAGGTCATAATGTTAATAGGGTCAGCCATTGACGCAGCAGCACCGCCAGCTAATGTACCAAAGAACCCAGCATAAGGGTCAGCATAGGAATAGGTCTTTTCAAATTTGTCACGCAGAACCTTAGCTTGGGCGGCAATGTCTGTATCAATCTCATCACGATTGCGAATGTTTGATTCTGGAAACCTAGACTTTAGTGCCTCTAAGTTTGGCTCAATCATTGACTCCCAATCAGATAAACGAGCAGCGTTCTGGGCTTGAGCAGTGTCATCCCACGCTTGTTGCAAAATCTTAGGTGCGTTTGGGTTTGTCTGTGGTACAGACTTTGGGCCGAACATTTCTGGGGCTAGGTCGTGTACCTTATAGACCTCCTCCCATAGCTTTGCATCTAGGTTGCGTTCACGCGAGTTGGATAAATCCTCTTTAAAAAAGGTATCCATCTGAGCGCCACCTACATCGAATAAGCCAACGTCACCCTGCTCCTGGTAACTCTCAAAATCAGTTGGTTCTTTTGCGGTATAAAGGAGCATATTATTTCTCGCTAAGGTCTAAGATAAACACTGTGCCTGCTGTGTTAGTTACGGGCCTCCCTCCATAGTGAACTTGGTATTGACCAAACTCTGAGTGCTGGACTAGCTTTGCTTGACCTGATTTAAGATTAGTAAGCATTGCTGCTGGCAATACAGCAAGGTCGCTAGGTTGCAGCGCAGGGCCAAGATTCGTACCTAAACCAAGTTTAGGCATGTCAGCAAACCCACCCATCTCGTTTATTTGCTCCATTGTCAAACTATCGATGGTTGATTCAAACTGTTGTAGGGTCATATTTCGGCTTGGTAGCAATATCTTGTTTTTACCATAATCAACAATATTGCCCACCGCTAACTTTATAGCTTGCTCATACAAATCAGCATTTAACTCTGGGTCACCAGGTTGCAATCCAGCCGCTTCTGCTAATCCAATGTAAATAGTGTCAGCCACCAGTTGCATCGACTTCTCTGCTTTAGTATTGCTTGTTTCAAATAAGCCAGCAGTTGCGTCATAGAATAAAGATCTGGGAGTGTCTTTGTTTAAACTAAGCTTGCCACTTAATTTATAGTCAGGGTTTGCGTTTAGAGCAAAAGCCCCAGCTAGGTATTCGTTATAGGATGACTCACCATCGCTTTGGAGGGCCAAAGATCCAACCACTGCCATTTCTCCAGCATCCTCTTTGTAAAGCAAGGTCAGTAATGCGGCTGCGTCTTCTTTGTCGTAGGCTGTAAGAATGTCATCCAATGCTGGTACGCCAATTCTCTTTAAGTCATTAAGCTGTGACCGACTCATTGGTGGAGCGTCCTCACCGATCCACGCAGAGACTTTAATTTGATTGTCTTGGGCTGTGGCTAAAGATTCAGCAATATTATCCTTTGTGATCTTCTCTATTGGCTCACCGCCACCATACATTAGGTAGGCTTGGTGTGGATCAGCAGCTATAGATTGTTCAATGGCCCTGTAAGCCTTTTGAGTTGACTGTTTAATAATAAGGTCGCGGTTATCTATAATGTCTTCAAGTGAATTATTAAGGGCGACTGTGCGCTCTTCTCTAGTCATGCTCATTAATGACTGCACGTTGCCGTAAACATCACGGGCAATCTCCATTTGCTCAATGTTCTCTGGATCAGTTAACTGGCTAATGGTGTCATTGATTTGGCTAAGTTGGCTCTCGGTCATAGGGCGACCACTTTCTAGCAAAGTCTTGCCTTTTCTGGCAGCTTTCATGGTCTTGGCTTCTAGCTCTCTTGCCTCACGCTCAACCCTAGCAATCTCACGATCTACAAGAACTTGGTCGTTACGCAGTTCAGCGTTCATGCGGTTTTCCATCTGCTGTCGCTCACCCTCATCAAATGTTTGAGGTAGCTCAATGCTATCTAAATACTCTTGCCCACGGCCTAAATCTCTCTCGGCTTGGAACTCGCTCATAATTCGGTTGGTGTTATGCTCATGCTGAAAGGCATCAAAGTCAGTCGCCATTTTGCCAGCCGTAATTAAACCCACTTCTAGGGCTCTCTGCTGAGCTTCTGCAAACTCTGACATACCATTAGGGCTTTGCATTAAGTCGATCCTAGACTGCTCGTATGCGCCTGAGAGGTGGGCAATTGTTCTACGACCCACTTCACCCCTAACTGCGTTGGTATTATTAGTTAAAGTTGAGTCTGCGTATCGGGTAAATGCGCCCTTGTTAGGGTTAAATTTAACTCGCCCATCATAATCTTTGGCAATCTTGTCGTGAGCCGCCTGGTATTGTTCTAGCATGGTGCCATGAGTAGGCGCTCCATTCTCATCTACCCTGTCTTGGTTATAGATCTCATCTTTTGCTGCGCTTGTGTCGCGTGAGAATCCGTTAGATAAACGACTGTACTCTTCATCAGTCTCAGCTTTCACAACCTTAGTCTGGTAGTCATTAACCACTTTACTTAACGCTTGGCTGGTACGCATCTTTGCTTGAGCAGCAGATGATATTGCACCAAGGCTTAATTGCTCCGCACCTGGTACGCCTGTTTGATTAATGCCTGGTATTTTCACGAACCGATCCCCCACCAATTGTTATCATTGCCAATTTTTCCAACATCACTAATCAATAAACTTTGGCCTTGACTACGCATTGAATCTGCTTGAGCAGAAGCCCCTGCTCGTCTGGCTGCTGCAGTACGCTTACCCTGCTCTGCTGTAAAGCTTATTTCTCGCTCTGCAACATTAGCCGCCTCTGCCATTACCGCTAGGCTTGAGCCACTGGATAGTTGAACACCTGACTTAGCATATGCCACAACTCGCTGGCCTTGCTCTTGATCATATTGATAGCGCGATCGTCTGATCCGCTCTTGGGTTTCCAGCTCAGCAAGTTGGGCATTCTTTTCGCCAGCCTCACGCATTTTAGAAGCAGCATTATCGGCATCACTGTATTGCTTGACCGCGCCTAGAATCGACAGGACTGTCATAAAACTCATAGTTAATCTCCCACACTTAATGTGCCAAATAGCGAAACGATATGGCAGGCTAAGGGCAAGTCTTGTTCAATGTTAATACGGCCATCTCGGTCATAGCCTAAGTTTTTTACGTTAATGTCTTCTGATATTAAAGGCTCTTCATTGCCAAAATTAGTGCTTGGTGATCGCACAGATGGGCGCTGACCATTAATAGTAGGTATCGCTGACTTTTCTAGGCGTACAAATATTTCATTCCACCGCTTAAACTTGCCAAGGGTAGTGCCAGACCCTGCATTAGATCCTGGTCGAGTCGGTGTCAGTTTGGAGACATATTTAAGGCCAACCTTTATGTCAGTCGCTGTGTAGTTAAGAGCAATAGCACCGCTTGCTACCACTAAATCAGGGTGTACAGCGCCATCTGCTGTAACCTGCACAGTCTTACCCTCTAGGTGTGCTAGGCCGCTTACAGCAGCTGTGGCGCTACCTGAGTAGGAAATCATTGAGTCTAGGTAAATATCTGGTGTGTACAGCTCAATGTATTGCTTAGTGGCCCCACCGATAGTGCGCTTAACCACAAACCAAAATTGATCTGGCCCATCTTCTGAGATCACTGCTAGGCTTTTATACTCGCCATCAGTGATGTGCCTGTGCCATCCGATTACCTCTTGAGTCGGCTCATAAGTCAGCATTATTAATGCGCCATCAGCGCGTAGCCCTAATAGAATTGAATCAGGAACATGGCTGTAAGATAGTGAGGTAAGTCCACCTGTAGTGATATGTTCAGCCAAGAAAGTTAGGTCATCCGATTGGAATGAGTCAGACTCCCACTTGTACGCCACGTTACGCACTTGAGTACCAGAGCGTTGAATAAAGAATACATCCGACCCAACATAGGCTGGATGCCCAAGCTTAGATCCATAACTAGTCTGTCTACGCACATCGACATTGGTAGGTGTGATAGCAGATTCATTGCCACCTGTGACCCTAAACTCACCACCAGACGTACCTACGATTAACACACGCTGAGCCGCTAGCCACTTAATGTTGTTAACGCGGTCACTGGCAATGGCATAACTTAGACTGTCATTGGCTTTAGCGCCTAAGTCAAAGTCTTCATAGTTGCCTGTCTTGCTGCCCCAAAGGGTCTGTGGCTTGTGAGCTGTGCCTCCATACCAAAGTCTTTGCTCGTAGAACACGACTGCTGATGGAAAGCCTCTGTGCGTAGAGAATGCGCCCTCTTGCCATAGGTTTGTAGCATTGGTGTCGGTGGGCATATAAGTTAAATCTTTGACTGTGACGTTAGCCACTGTCGCTGATGCAACACTATTGACTCTCACCCATACGACTTCACCAGCCGCGTTACCAGGGTTAGTGTCTACCAGCCAATCAGTACCAACATGGCTAGCGTCAAACAAAGAAGCACTGGCAGTGAGATTTTGAGTCGCAGCACTTGTGGAAGCAAAAGTGAGAGTAAGGGCTTCATTCTGGTTAACAGGTAAGAATGGGCCTTTTTTAAATACTTCATCGGCAAGTGTCCAGGTAGCATGGGCTAACCTCGTTAATTTTCTGGGTTTGTGGCTAGGGTGAACGATCCACATAACGTCTGCATTCTGAGCAAACTGTAATTCATTAACCTGAGAGTGCGTGTAAGTGGTGCTGATCTCATACGTTGATCCACTGGCTTGAACTTGACCGCCATTGGTATAAAAACGAATGTAGTTATTGCCAAACTCTAAGACATAGGTTTGGTCTACACTAAACTCAAAAGGGATTAGCCTGGTTGTATGAGCTGAGTTTTTAACCTCATTAATAAAACGAGTACCCCCTCTTCGCTTTGCCCCACCATGTGGTAGCGCCATGAAGTTTTCCATAGTCTCACAACCAGAGGCATACTTAGGTGAGTCAGTCCGACCCATTAACCTGGGGGATAGCTCACCAGAGGCGAATGAGTTAACAATTGGCGTTAGTCTCATGCTCTAGCCACCTCAAATATTACTGAGTTAATGTTTTCTGAGCCTACCTCTGCCCCATCGGCCACTGAAGCATCAATTAAGGCTGTTGCCGACATTGACCACATATCGTTTGACAGTGCCCGATTCTGGGTTAAAGCATAGGCAACCTCTGCCGCTATCCGACTTGCTAGGGCAAAGACTAAAGCTGGATCAAATTGAGCAGGGTCTGTAATTCGTGCGACATATTTAATGGTCGCGGTGTCTGTATTACATACCAGGGTTCTGCCCTCAATGCGGTATGTAGTCGTTTCTTTTAATTCCAATACTGATAAGCAATGTGGATCGTTAGGCAAGCTGTAAGCTTTGTCAAAGCCCCACAGTGGGTCTGCTGATAGTTGGGCTAAGGTTGCACGTTGAATAGCGCATGACCAAGGGTATCCCCGTAAAACAGCGTCACGCGCATCTGCATAAACAGCATTACACACGTTAGCCTCGGTTGAACCATCTGAAAGTGAGGTGATGGTATTGGCCCCTAAAAGAGCTAATGCTCGGTTACATATTGAAACTTCGCTAGCCATATCTCATCCTCAACTTAAAAAAAAGGGGCGTATTTCAGCCCCTTGGTTGCTTACACTGAGCTTAGGACTCGGTGCAAAGAACTTCTACAACGCACTCGTCTTGGATGCGTGTTGCGCCTGCAACGAATGACAAGTACACCTGATGGGCATAACTCTTGTCAGGGCGTAGATCGATCTTGGTCGATACATCCTTACCAATGCCTAAGCCCATCGCGCCTTTAGTAAATGCAAAGCACTTACGCTGAGTTGAGGCAAGGTTTAAACGCTCTGAGCGCAAGAACTTGAAACCCATGAAGGTGTCAATGTCGCCTTGAACTAAAGCTTTGATAGAGTTGTAATCCGCAGACTTTACTTCTGTGGTGTTTAGTAAGTTAGAAATCTGTTGAGAACCCAACACAAAGAAACGCTCTTCTTCGTCTACTTCGTTGCCATCAAGAATCTCTTTAGTAGAGATCAATTTAGCAAGGGTTAAACCAGCAGAACCATGCGCGATCTTTTGACCAGCAGGCAATGCCACGTTAGACCCATCACCATCGACAGCGTTGCCAGTGGCAGCAGCAATGATTAAATCATCAAATGCGCGAGCCATTGAGTTAGCACCCGATTTGGCATAATGGGACTCTGGGGTGATTAACATACGAACCTTATCTTCATCATCGATAAGATCAGCCCAGTGATAGTCAGTCATTGACGCAGTCCTACGAGAGTGTGGAACTTCCAACACTGGAGTATTAGTGTGACGGCTAGACTTGACGACAGCAGCGACATTACCAAGACGTTCAAAGTGGAACTTCTCGCCTGTTACTGACTGCTCGGTTATTGATGCGCGTAAACGCGAACCTTTTTGTGATGCTAGGTGGATTAGGTTGTCCTGGAACTGTTGGACAAACGCTTTACTGATTGTATTAGCCATGAGGGTATCTCCGAATTGGCAATTGAAATTGGCGCTTCGAGCTACCCGACTATCGGACTCTTCACTGGCAATAACGCTTGCTTCAACGAGATATGAGAAACGGCTCATCTAACCTACAGGACTAAGGTTTAGCTACCCTGTTGATTAGATGTTCGTTCAATACTGCTCGGTTATTAGGAAATTAAACCTCTTCTGGATAGGCCTGTGTGTAGAGCCTTTCCATCTTCTCTACTTCAGCCCTATGCTGTGGGTGATTGTTAATATTGTAAGGGTGTTCCATGTTGCGCCTGACCTCACTTATTCGATCCATTGCTTCAGTGGGTGACAGGGTAAAGCGTGTGCTTGACTCAATGCCTGCTGACTGCTCTTCAGTGAGTGTTGCCCCTATGCCAGCCATTAAACGAATCATGCCAGGGTTGTTAGCTAGACCTGAATCAAGAAGGAACTGCTGTGTTTCTGCATCGGCATAAGCCATGACTGCATTTTTAGCTTGTGAAAGCTTTGCATCATAAGCATGACCCCACTCCTTTTTGAGCAAGTCATTAGCCTCTTGCATTTTAGTGTCGTAATCTTCACCCTCTTGGGTGTTTTGCCCTTTCGTATTCTCATGCCAAGATTTGACCTGGGCAGTAGACAAGCCATTCTCATGCGCCCACTCTAAGAAATCAGGGTCAGCCCCTTCAACTTGATAGCCATCTTTAGATTCAGGACGACCAAGACGCGCATACATCGCATTACGGGCTTCTACTTCATCACTAGGCAGGTTTAAAAGCGTAGGCACCTTATCGGTTAGCTTAGAGTTAAACGCTGTCCAATCGTCTGTGCTTGCGTCCTCACCAGGTATCCGTATTGAGCCGCCTGCGTATTGCTGCGCGTCAAGGTAAGACTTCGCCAAAGTATTAAGGTCAGGTATCTGCGACAGGGATTCATTGCCCCTGTATTCATCAGATAAACCTGAATGCCATGACTCTGTTGTTGCTTCTTCACTCATTGTCTTTCTCCACTGTGTTTTTAATTTCTAAATATATGCTTCGCTGCCCTTCTTTAAAGGCAGTTTCGCAGGGGTCTTTGCTGAACGAAATTCGATCACCATAGGCCACTTTCATATTGGCAAGTATCCTCTCACCTGTTTTGCTGCTAAATAATTCTCTAACGTCTTTACTGAACTGATCCATTAACTGTCTGCTCCAATTCTGCTACTTGTTGTGCGCCTGCAATCTCTTGCTGACCCTGCTCCATTTCTGCTTGTGCTTGTTGCTGTTGCTGTCGTGACTGTCTAAGCTCAGCCACTTGCTCATCACCTAACAAAATATCGGCTGGTGCGCCTAACCTGTCCGAGATCGTGCGGCCTGCCTTATCAACGTCAACGATGTCCAACACCTCTGGGTTAACCTGGGCCAGTTGCATGATTCCATCGATGGCACGTTGGATACCTGTCACTTCTTCCATCTTCTGAGATCGTGCTAGTGGGCCTACATACTCAATATCAAGGTCACCTCCCACTTCTTGCAATATCTCTGGCATTGGTGGCAAATCATTACCTCGCAACATAGAGTAAAAAGCGCGTTCAACAATAGGGTTTAAGAACTCAGACTGAAGCCTGCCCAGGGTAGGGCCAAGAAGCCTTTGCATAAGCTCATAACGAACTTGAACCTCAGTGGCGGTCATCTGTGGCCCTTCATTCAATTCAAGCTGATCAGAGAAGAAGATACGCCTGACTGAAGCGCGAACGTCACCTAGCATCAGGCTGTCAGCATTCCAGTTAGTTTGATTGACGATTGGCTCTAGGTTATTCATGTCGCGCACATAAGTAACTGTACTGGGACGCAAATCAATCTTGCCTAGTATGCCGTTTTGCATCGCCTTGAGTGGGGGGTCTATGGACTTCTCCCAGGCTTTCATGGCAAGTTTACGGGCCTCATTTAAGGTTTTCACATCAGGTCGAGCTACGCAGCCAGGGCCAAAGCCATAAATATCACCCGTAGTCTTAGCCCAGCGAGGAACCATAAATGGCAACTCGTAATAGCCAGACTCTTTGCAAATCTTTTTGTCTTCAACGCTAATGAAGTAGCAGGCCCACGGGCGCATATTAGGTGGTGCAACCATCGCTGGCTCACCCTTTAACTCACGGGGAAACACAGCCTGTACATATTCAAACACTTTATCAGGGTCAGTCTCTAGAGCTTTCATGGACTTCTCGCCACAGGCATCGCCAAACTTCTGGTGCGCTTGTCGTGCGGTCAGCTTAAGCTTTCGGAATACTGTATCAATGCGGCCTTCTTCACTCTCAGCAATAACGACTTCAGCTAAATGACACGCTCTAAAGTTAAAGCCATCAAACTCGGCATCTTTAGTCTTTACGTCAAACTGCAATACAGCAGTGCCAAAGCCCACCATGTCTTGATAAGCCTCAGCCACTTCTGTCGAAAAGTTAGACTTGCCGAACTCTTGGAAAATAGCTTTAGAACACTTCTCAAGCCAGTCTTTGGCTTCCTTGTTCTCATTTAACTCATCTTCACGGAAGCGCAGCCCAAACCACTTAGTTGATGGGCTTGTAAGCGACCCATGCAGAGAGGCTGAGAGGATCTGTAATGCGTGGATGCCTGTAGAATCGTACACCTCAGCAGCACGTTTAGTGCCTCTAGTGGTGGTCGTGATAAAGTTAGTCTTACCAGGCATGAGGTAAGTTGCTAACTCTTCCCACATGGTGTCCCAGTTTGTGCGATCGCCTTTTAATCGGTCATAACGCTTTAATAGCGCGATGGGAGACACAGTTGGCTCTATTTGCTTGCCAGGCTCTTTTTCATACATTATCCGATACTCATTAAGTTTGTTC